CTAGTAAATCTTACTTTAGTTACACCAGACATTGTTGGAGAGCCTGAAGTAGTAATAGCAGTCCAAGCAGAACCTGTCCAATAGTGTAAATAGTTATTACCTGAAGAAGGTGTTCTTGCAGCTAAAATACCATTGTGTATTCCATCAGCTACACAAACACCCAGAACAGAACCAGTTCCTGTTACTGTGCCATAAGTATTTGTAAAACCACTAATTCTTCTATAACCACCCTGTAGGTCAGGTTCATAGTTTAATAGTTTTGTAGCACTTCCCGGAGTTTCTTCTCCTTGTGATAAAACATCACCTGTTGTATTTAAACCACCTCTACAGATAGCTTTAAATGTTTCTATATTGTCTGCCATTTATGAACTTAAACTCAACATGTGTGATGAAAATTTAGGTCTTTGTATCATTGTTGACTCTACGTAAAGCTTATCATCTAGTAATAATCTACGCATAGCTTTCATACCTTGTACAAATTTTTGTTGATGTATTTGTGCGCTTTGTTCATTTGATCTAAATCGCATCATATAAATCATTGCACCATCTACAATAATATAATTAAATCTTTCAGGAATAACTGGTACATCATATGTACTGTCTGTTCCATCTGTAGGAACACCTGTAACTGCATTTGTTCCTAAAGGAGTTGGAAATTTGTAGTATACATATTCTATAACATATGCTGCATTAGGAATAGGGGTAACTCCAAACTTTTCTTCTGCTGTCTGATAAATAAGATTAGGAGCAGCTCTACCACCTGTACCTGAAGCATCTTCTATTGTTCGATAATTTCTTGTGTAACTTTCAAAAGAAATAGTAGGTAATGCTTTAGCCGTATTAGATTCAGAAGTAAGAGTCTTTAAATAAAAAGTATCCCAATCCACTGAAGACATGTCTGCAGGAAAATCATAAGTTCCTGTACCTGCCGTTAGTGTTTGGGAGTTTGTTGTTTTTAAGAATGGAAACTCATGTCCATCTTGTAGTATTTCTCTTATTGAACTATTAATAGAATCTTTTGCTATAGCTTGAACATTTTTAGCTCCTGCAAAAGTATCTGCTGTAAGAGTAACTTCATTAAGTCTACGTAGTAGTTCATTTGTAAGAGTTAAAAATGTTGTTGCCATAATGCATCCTTATAATTAGATAAACTAAGAGGGCAAGTTTCCCCACCCTCCCAGTATTATTTATTATACTAAGTCTCTTGAAGCTACAGCAGCTTCAGTGTGTGCAGCAGATACATCTGCTATAATTGCATACACTCTTAGTCGGCCTGTTGCTGCAGCTGCACCATCAACTTTTACGTCAATAGTATCAGCAGCTCCAACACAAGCTAGAGCAGCAGCTGCAAATGTTGAAGCTGCGCCAGTATTTACTACGTTAGCTTCACCATTAGAGCCTTTAGCAAGATAAGTACCTGCAGCTGCATCTAAAGCAGCTCCATCAATAATATCATCACCAGCTGCGAAGTCAATATCAGCAGTACATGAAGCAGTAAAAGACTTCATAATTTCTGCACCTGCTGCTATTACGACTGATTCTGCAGGTATTTCAAGCAGTTGAAAAATATCTCCATCTGCAATTGTAGCTCCTGCAGCAATCATAGCATCAATATCTAATATTGCTTCAATTGTTCTAACAGCATTACCCACAACTGTAGGGACTGCTGTAATATTTGCTCCAACACCTGCTGTACTGGAGGCTGTCATATCAAAAGTAGCCATTTGTATATCCTCCCTTAACCTGCGTTGTATTTAGCAGTTACGATAGCCTCTGGTCTGAGGATCTTCCTGCCGTATAAGTGCATACCACGAACAATGTCAGCAAAGCTGTCAGTGTCACGATATGTTTCTGTTTTACTTAACTGCTCTGCAGTAGCTATAGCAGATCCATGTCCTGCAACAATTGCACCATAGTTGGTGTTTTGGTTTGCAGTACCTGAAGTGCCGGGGCCTGTTCCTACAGAAGGCAAGTTGCTTGAAACGTGTACTCTAAAACCTGCTAGGTTATTAAGTACGAGTCCGTTTTGTAGCTTACCTGCTCCACCATAGTCTGCATTCATCAACTTAGAGTTCTCGTCACCAAGTAGTTCTAAGAATACAGGGTCAACAACAAGCCATCTGTCTTGTGTATCTACCTGCTGTTGATTTAACAGTCTTGCCATACGATTAACAACTACCATTGGTGTAACGGCAGCTGTACCTACAGAAGTAGCACCACCTGTTAGATTAACTACAGGAATTGAGTGATCTCCTGCAGAAGATGTTGTTATGCTACCAAAAGAACTCTTAATCAATTTCATTGAAGTAAGAAGTTCGTCTGATCCTGCAGTTGAAACAGCTTTACTACCATTTACAGCGTCATTAACAGCACCTGCATTACTATGTAATGATGACTGTTTATAACCTGATAGGTAGCCTAGCACTTCTTGATCGTACTGATCAGCTAGTCTATATGCAGCTCTGCTTGTAGCAAGCTCCATAAAGTTTACGTGAGAATGAGCTTCTTCAATGTCATCCATTTTAAAAGCATAGTAGTTTGCTTTATCAACGACTAGTTGAAAATCCTCATCTTCTAGGTCTTGTGCAGTTACCTGAGTACCTCTGGCATATGCACTTACTGAAATTTCAGGTTCTTTGATAATTCTAACAGTATCTCCTTGACCAGAAATCTCTCCAAAATAGTCTGAGTTAGTGATGTCACCAACTACAGTTGACTTACGAAATGCAAGCTGTACTTGTTTGGAATAGATTACTGGAGAAAAATTACCATTAGGCAGATTACCATAACCTGTTGCTGTGGTAAAAGCCATAATAAATCCTCCTATGATTGGTTTGGCTTAGTTAAAAGCTAAACATCTTAGAAGAGGCTATATGTTCTAGAGTGCATATAATAATAAGATAGCAAATCTTAAAATCAATGGGTCTGTACTGATATAGGTAGTCTTTTATTCGTTTAGACTTTATAGTTTACTTATACATAAAGGTAGTCTATAGTAGAGGCTTTATGTCTAAGGGTTAGTTATACAGATAAATTCTTTTTTGTCAAGTCTTTATCTAGCATTTCCTGATAAATCATAGATTATTTTACCTGATCTATGAGCTTCATTTATTTTTTCAGAGTTTTTCTCATACTCTTTGTCAGACATTTTAGCAATATCTGATTCTCTTATCTTATCTGATGACTCACTTGGATCTACTTTTGTTTTAGATCCTCTGTCTACCAACGAGGCAGCAGCTTTTGTTTTATCTTTTTTATCAGATCTCGTAAGTCCATTATCAACTTTAAACAAATCAAGAACACGTACAACTGAAGCAGCATCATCCGTATTTTCATACAAAGCGTTCTGAACCCACTTAGGCTGTTCTTCAACCCAATTATGAAATTTATCGGAATCACGTAGCTCATCAAAATCTGAATGTGCTTTCCTAATTTCATTCTCTGCACGACTCCTTGTTGCTTCTTCTTTAGCTTTACTTAGTTCTTCTATTTGTATATTAGCTCTGTCAAACATTTGCTTTGCTCGTTTGTCAGCTATTGTTTCTACCATCCCTGCTACATCAGGGTATTGATCTACCCATGCTTTCAAGTCTTCATCAGACTTAGGTGGTACAAGTTTTTTAGTATGTCCTAATTGATCTTCTAGCTCCTTAATCTTGGCATTGTATTCTTTTTCTTTAGCAGCTAGGTGTCTTCTTACATCTCCATAACGAGTTTTAAAAGACTTTTCTTCATCACTAAGTTCAACTTCTGGTTTATCTTCTTCAGTTTGTTCTTCAACCTTTTGTTCTTCTTGAGGTTTTCCTTGTTGTTCCATAAGTTGTTTTAGTTCTTCTTCATCCTGTTTAATTTTATCTTTGTACTTTGATCTTGTTCTGCTCATATATCCTGCAGTTTTTTGTGCTTCCACATTTTCTAATTCTGGCATTCTACTTTTCCTTTCTTGGGGTCAACATTGTTGAGTAGCCAATCTACTTTTTGTTTCTACGTTTTGGTCTTTGTATTAGTCCTCCTTTGTTTAAATCACCTCCCATTACATCTCTATCAATATCAGCTGCTGTTTTTGATGCTCCTGCAGTTCCAACAGATTTAGTTAAACTTTGAGCTTCTTTTTCCCTAAAAGATTTTTTTGCAGCTGCTGATGGTGTTTTTGTTTTAGAAGTTGTTTTAGTTGTAGCAACTGTAGGTTCATCATCATCATAAGGATCTCCTAATGGAGGAAGAGGAGATTCATTACCACCATTACCACCTTCACTACCACCAGTAGGAGTAGTAGTAGTAGTTTTACCACTACCTAAGTTAGCATAGCTTGGATTAGTTTGTGATATAGTCTTAGCATATGCACCTTCTCCACCAAGTTTAAGAAGTTTATTTGCACCTGTTACAATAACTTTTCCATAAGTAGGTAAATCATCATAAGCAAGTTTAACTTTTTCTTCCATTTCAGTTGTATCTATACCTTTAGCTTTAGCAAGTTCTATAGCAGCATAAGAATTAGCAACACTAGCTGCTCTAAAAAATCCATGTTGTCCTACTGTTTTACCTAAAAGTCCTTTAGGATTAAGTAAAGTATCCACTTGTTTATTCCAGTTA